AAGAGCAAGCCAAGCGCGAGGCCGAGGAGAAGGCACTGGAGGAAGCCGCACAGCGTGCCCGTGAACTCCAGCTGATGAGAATGAAAACCAAATTTTAGTATTAACTTTTAATATTTACGATTATGACAAAAAAGACAAAAGACGAACTTCAGGTTCGTTATCGTGAGATTCAGGACCGCATGGGCGAACTGAATGTGACCGCTGCCAAAGGTAAGCGCAAGCTGACCGACGACGAGCAGCGTGAGTGGAACGGTCTGAAGCGTGAGGCCGAGTTGGTAATGATGGACCTTCAGGGTCAGATGACCGCTGAGGAACTCGCCAAGCACCGCGAGCAGGTGAACAAGGGCGAGCAGTTGCGCGAGTATCTGCGCCAGACCAAGGAGGCAGGTGCAAAGCGTGAGATTCTGTTGTGGCCTTCAGGCGGCAACACTACCGCTAACATCACCGCTTCTGGTGCTATCCAGCTCTCTATCCACGAGATGATCCCCACACTGCACGAGGGTCTTGGACTCCCTGCATCTCTGCGCATCGTGACCGGTGTTACTGGTAACGAGATTTGGCCTGTCAGCGTCAACGACGTTGAAATGGAGGAGGTTGGTGAGGTTGAAGCACTGACCGACCAGGTTCTCGACTTCGCTAACATCACACCCACTCAGAAGCGTGTCGGCTTGAAGGTGCCTGTTTCTAACATGGCTATCGACGAGGCAGCATTCGACCTGATGGGCTTCGTACAGCAGAAGTTCGCTCTCGCTCTGCGTATCTATCTCGCCAAGAAGATTTACTCTCAGGCTGCTTGGAACGGCAACAAGGGTCCATTCTCTGGCCTCGCAAAGGCTGGCGACATCGACCTCGGTGCCAACGCTTACAAGAACATCCTGAAGGCCGTTGCCAAGTTCTCTGACAAGGGCTTCTTCGAGGGCGACGTGGTTCTGATCATGGACCGCGAGACAGAGGCCGAGCTGAAGGCTACTCCTCTCATCGCAGGTGCTGCCGGTGGCTTCGTCATTCAGGACGGCAAGTGCGCTGGCTATCCTTACGTGGTTACTCACTACCTGAACACCACACTGTCAGGCACCACTCTCGTGCCCACAGCCAAGAAGTTCATCGGCTTCGGCTACTTCGAGTGGTTCGCTCTCCAGCAGCACGGCCAGGTTCGCATGGTGGTTGATCCCGTAACCCTCGCCGACAAGGGCGTGACCCGCGTCGTTCTGAATACGGCATGGTCAATGACCGACCTCTCTACTCACATCAATGGCGGCACTCCCGTCAGCGACGGTCACGGTGGCTACACCTATCCCACACAGGCATTCGCCCTGTATGAGGTAACCGGTGGTGACGAATCAATGAGCGACCTCTAAACTCTCGCGCTCTTCTTCTGGGATAGTTCCCCGACGGGTGGCTCCGATGCAATAGCAATAGGCTGTCCGCCCGTCGGTTCCCCAGACGGAGAGATAACTGAAAAGAAATGTATAACAAGTCAAACTGATAGACGATGCTACGACTCGACGAAATATTCTACAAAGCCATCACAGCCGACGCTGAACTGATGCAGGCCGTGGGCGGTCGCGTGAAGTCAACCTGCTTTGAGGTCTCACCCGATGAGCAAGACAACACGCCCCTGCCATATATCCTTATTCTGGACGAAGGCAAGCAGCCAGCGCAGACGACGAAGGATGACGAGTGGATGCCGAGATTGTGGCGCGTGGGTGCCGGAGTAGAAATCGGTGCAGTCAGCCCCAACGACGTGGACGCTCTGATGATGAAAGTGATGCGAGCCATCTCCAACTACATCATCAGCATGTCTATTCACGGTGAGGACTTCCCTTATCTCAACGAGGGATTCCCTCAGACGCAAGGCGTGGCGTGGGACTGGATGAAACCCTGCTACTTCGATGTGGCCCACTATCAGTGCGACATAGACTACAACGACGATGAGCAAGAATCTAACTCCGAAATCTGAAGGCGGCAATCTCGCAGTCGTCGATGAACTTCTGAAGAACGGCACAGCCATTCTGAGAGCGAAGACACGCGACGAGTTGGCCGAAATGGTCAATCAGATTCCAGCCGATTGCAAGTACATTGCCGGAGCCGTTGGACGCTCGAAAGACGACGGCACCTTCTCTATTCAAATTGACAAAATTTAAAACATCACGAATATGGCAACACTTAAAGGACAGAACTTCCGCATCTTGACTTACGACACCACTGCCAGTAAGTTCAAGTGCGTGGGCATGGCGACCAACTGTACCGTGACGCTCAACGGCAATTCTGACGATGCAGGAACGAAAGACGATGTGGGAGGTGCTTCTAAGCCAGAAATCACCTCGAAGTCTTGGTCTGTTAGCGTGGAGTCGCTGAACGTGGCTGATGTCGCAGCTATGCTCACCGCCATCAAGTCGATGTCGAAGTTCACACTGATGTGGGACGAGACCTCGACCACCGACAACCAAACGCTGGTAGGCGCAACATTCTCACGCAAGGGCGACGCATATCTCAATGATGCTACCTTCAGCTTCAACGACCGAGAGAATGCCTCTAAATCTCTCCAATTTACCGGTAGCGGCGAGTTGGAGAAGTTTCAGACAACACCAAGCACAGCTTCCGTTGCTGCTGGTTCGTTCACGAAGGGTCAGTTTGTTCGCCTCTTTATTGGCAGCAACAACACCGACACTCCATCTACCGTACTGGCAGCTGCCAAGACGCTCAGTCTGCATGTCAGCCTGACGCTGGAAGATGCCACAACGAAGGACACCGCAGGCGACTGGCAGGTACAGGAGCCAACGGGCTACAGCTACGACATCTCTACCAATGCGCTAATGCGTAGCGGTGAGACCATCACATCGGCTGTAGGTGCCAAGGGCCTGTCAGACATCCAGGACATCTACGAGGCCAGCGCACCCGTGAAGTGGCAGATTGCGAACGTCAGCGGTGACAACAACCGCACCAAGGGCGCTGTCATCGCCAGCGGATCGGCAGTCATTACCTCGCTAACTCTCAATGCAGCCAACAAGACGAACGCCAACTACGACACCCAGCTGTCAGGCTACGGCGAACTGACTGTAGGAGCATAACCCCATCAAGGCCGCTCGCCTGTCTTGCTTTTTCTTTTCAAGCCAGCAGACGGGCGGTTTTTTATCAAATGAACTAAACCCAGAAGAAATCATGATTACCAAAGAGACAACTCTACTTGGCCAGCAGGTAACGCTTGGTTACTGCTACGCCAGCGAAATCAGTTATAAGTTATTAGCAGAGGAAGAGCTGTCGCCATTCCTCAACAGCGTACGCGAGTTTATCGCAAAGAAGCAGGAGGTAATACCCGACGCTCGCAAGACTATCTTCGCCATCCTTGCAGCTACGAATGCCTACTACGAGAGCAAGGGAGAAGAGTGCCCAATTAGCGACAAGCAGCTGATGTACGACGCCACACCCGACGAGCTGGGTGCTGCTCTGGGCATGCTGCTGCTGGCGTGGGCAGAGTTCTACAAGCTGATGCCTGGTGCTGAGGAGAAGAAACCTAAGAAGAAGGCGGGCAAAGGAAAAAACTCATAAACGCTCACGAACTCTATGAGTTGTTCGTGGGCGAGATTGGAATGCCGCGCCGAGAGTTCCTCTACGACATCTGCGGATGGGAGACACGCTGCATCATCAACGGCTACCGCAAGCGCGATAAGCTAAAACATCAACTCATGGCGGAATGTGCCTATGCTGCCATCTACACGATGCGAGACCCCAAGGGCAAGACAGTGGCCGACCTCTTCCCCCAGATATTCGACGACGACGACGAAAACGAAGCTCCACCACTGACGGATGAAGACGCAGCAGACCTCCAGGCGCTCATAGATGCTGAAAACGCAAACATCAAAAGCGAGACCCAACAGTAGGGCCTCGCTTTTTCTTTGGTAAACCTAAACCCCGTTTTTGTTGGAAGCATAAAGGACAAAAACGAAAAATATATGAAATGGTTAAGTATTGACTACATCAAGCAGCACTCGCGCATCGACTTCGACTGTGAGGACAGCTTGCTTGAACTCTATGCAGACTCGGCAGAGGAGACGATTCTGGATATTACGAATCGCACCTACGAGGAGTTGAAGGAGATGGGTGGCGGGCAGATTCCCGCCAAGTTGTATCATGCAGGGTTGCTGCTGGTGGATAACTCGTACCAGAACCGAACCCCATCGAGCATGCAACAGCTCTACACCATCCCATATGGCTTTGACATGCTGGTTAAGAATTACATGAAACTAACATCTGAATAAGAAATGGCAGACATCACAATCCTACAACAGGGCACGGAGGCGAAGTGCTTCGTGAACATTAAGAACGTGGCGATGGAGGACGTGGAGTTCAAGGTGGAACTCATCTACGGCTACCGTCGCACCACCATCGAGATAGACAAGTCGAAGATGTCGCAGGACACCCAGGGCAAGTGGTTCTTCATCTTCGAGACCACCGGCATGGTAGGTGTCATCGTGGCACGCTGCACATGGCTGCTGGGCGACACAGACTGCCCAGACGGAGAGCGTACAAAGGTCAATGAACAGCCTCTATGCTTTGTGGCTTCCACCGCCAGCACACTGTTAGTATGCCCTCCAGGAGCAACGGGCAATCAGCCCGTGGAGTACACCTTCACGGATGCCTCAGACATCAGCAGCGAGTTTGTACGCCTGTGCGACTGCGACGGTCACCCGTTGGCTACGGCTGACGACCTGTACCTCTACGCTCGCGCTGATGTGGCCCAGCAGATTCAGGAGGCACTCGACAACATAGAATCTAATAACGAATAAAACAATACGATCATGGCAGATTTCAGATTGACACAGACCGGTGAGCAGGTGCAGAGCCTGTTGAACCAAATCCCCACAGTGGCCGCAGAAGTGCTGGCTAAGTACACCAAACCCGTGAACGGCATCCCCGACAGCGACTTGACTGAGGCTATTCAGCAGGCGTTGCTGTTGGCCGTTAGTGCTTATCAGAAGCCCAGCGGTGGCATCCCTGCTACCGATCTGACTACAGCAGCGCAGAACCTTCTGACCGCTGCTGGTACGGCATACCAGAAGCCTGGCACGGGCATTCCTTCTACCGACCTCGCAACAGCGGTGCAGAACCTGCTGACGTTGGCAGGCTCGGCATATCAGAAGCCCGCATCGGGTATTCCTTTGACCGACCTTGCTGCCAGCGTGCAGGCTGCTATCAATGCGGCTGCCGGACAGCAGGAGGCCATCACAGCCTTGCAAGGCTCACTGACCAACCACGTCGGAAACTCCGACATCCATGTGACCTTGCAAGACAAGGCAGCGTGGAATGCCAAGCAGACACAGGCACAGGTGGAAGCCATCGTGCTGAGCGCACTGACCAACTACGCCACGAAGAGTCAGGTGTCGAGCGACATTGCCGCTGCACTGGCTGACTATTCAACCACACAGCAGGTGGCTACGGCCATCACGAATGCTCTCGCGGCTTACTATACCAAGACCGCTATTGACACTATCGTGGCTGGATTGCAGACGAAGCTGACATTCGACCAGACTCCTACGCTCAATAGCGCAAACCCTGTGACATCTGAGGGTATTCGTGCGGCTATAGCCAATGCGGTGAATGGTCTGGTCAATAGCACCTATGTTCAGAACGCTATTACGACGGCTCTGGCTAACTACTCGACCACCGCGCAGATCAGCGCGATGATTACCACCGCTCTTACTACCACGCTGGCCAACTACTACACGAAGGCCGAGACGGACACGAAGATTCAGTCTATCGTGGGCACCATTCAGGCGCAAGCGGCTGGTGCTGCTGCGTCGGCGGAGGCGGCTGAGGAGAAGGCTGATGATGCTGCTGCAAGTGCGGCTGCTGCCAACCAGAAGCTCGTTGACCTTGAGACTTACCTGGGCTCGCTCGATCCTGAGAGTGCGGCTTCCGTGGCTGCGGCCTTGGGTCTGCTGACTGAGGAGGTGCATACCAATTACGCCAAGAAGAACGGTTACTACGAGGATATGACCGTGGGTAACGCTAAGAACATCGAGAGCGAGGACATCGTGACGGAGCAGACCACTTTGGGGGTGACTGCCCCGGACTCGGAGATTGGCAACGGGTCGGCGAGGATGCAGACCATCGAGGGTGATGGCATCTCGTGGAGCCAGTTGTACGACAAGAACGCGGGGGGCTCGAGCGTGGCGACGGAGGCCCAGCAGCTGGAGTTCCTGTTCGGCAAGGTGGTGGAGAGATTCTCCAACGGGGCTGGTACTACGCCGATGGGGTGCCTGTTCGTCCGCGAGTTCCTCACGGGTGCGGACCTGACGGGCAGGGTGGCCGTGACGGGCGAAGGATTCGTGCCGGCGCTCACGGAGGAGAACCAGAGCAAATATACGGGTCTTCACTACAAGGTGAGGGCGACGCATGCCGAGGCGGTACAGCGCAGCGGCGAGGAGGGTAGCTACTCGTACTCGTCGGCGTTCTTCGTGGGCGGGGCGAACTTCAGCGCGAGCGACAAGAGAAATGTCATCGACATGGCGTTGGCGTTCGGGATTGATGATGCAAGCGGCTACGGCGCAGGCCCGTTCCGCCTCCCCACCTCGGCTCCTTCGACGCTGGCTCAGATGTATGGCTGGCTGGGCAGCAAGGTGGGTCTGCGCGACGACTACGACTACAATGGCGGTGAGCTCATCGGTGTGCGGGTGCTCCAGC